CAGGGCAAGTTCAACAACATTTCTGTGACCTACAAAGCCGGAATCGTTGATTATAGTGAATCTGATTTTGCAGACAAGGTGTCAGCGGTCAGGAATTGGCTGTGTTCAAAAGTCGGTTACAAAAGGCTGTCTGATGACTATAACCCAAACGAATACAGAATGGCGGTGTTCAAGTCAGGTGTGAACATTGACCATGTTGACCTGAAAACAGGAGAATTTGAAATCACATTTGATTGTAAGCCTCAAAGGTGGCTGACATCAGGCGAGACAGCCACAGCGGTAGCCAACAATGGTACACTTTCTAACCCGACATTGTTTGATAGTGAGCCGTTGTTAGCGGTTAAGGGTTACGGAACGATTGGTTTCAATGGTTTTGAAATTGAAATCAACAACGAAGTGATGGGTGATGTCATCGTGGCAGAGGCTAATGATGTTTACTGGCCTACAACATGGACGACCACGATTCAGGCAGACCTTTTGAACACGAGCGACACCTTTGTGGTGAATGCGGAGTTCATGATTCAACACACAAAGACAAGTGCGAATCAGGTGACAAGCATCACGCTTGGAACAGCGACAGGCTGTTCAGCGGTATACATTGTGCCACACACGGTCAATGTTGTCATGGATAGTGCGACATTCACAAAGGGCACTTCAGCAACAGCGACATGTTCCATCGCTTATTCAGCGGTCACAACGAACACGGGAACAGTTTCATGCACACAGACATGTACTGTTACATACAACGGCACAGACACGCTGGCATTCTCCATGTCAGGCACTAACATCACAAATACTGCCAACAAAAAAAGGGCAAGGCATGGTGCAATTTATGGTGATTCAACTGTATCCGTTCTTGGCAATCCAACATACATTGATTGTGAAATCGGTGAGTGCTACATGCTCAAGAACAGCGAAATCATCAGCCTGAATCAGTACATTGATTTGGGAAGTGATTTGCCGACATTGGCAAGTGGCACAAACACATTTACCTACGATAACACAGTAACCGAATTGAAAGTCACACCACGATGGTGGAAAGTATAGGAGGTGGCTGAATGATTCCTATACTTTACGAAAAAGACGAAACCGCATTCACTTCCAATGGCTTGGGCAGACTTCGTGATTGTATCAGTTGCGTTGTGACCGAAGAACGAAACGGCATTTACGAATGTGATTTTGAATATCCTGTTGATGGCATCAATTATGACCGAATCCAATGCGGAAGAATCATCGCTGTTGAGCATGACGAAAGCAATGATGTTCAGCCTTTTGACATCGTGGGGTATTCAAGACCGATAAACGGAGTTGTCACATTCCATGCGGTGCACATCAGTTACAGGCAGACAGCCTTGACGGTATCAGGCACAAACATCAACAGCCTTGCTGATGCGTTCACACTACTTGGTAACGCACAGCCGTCTAATCCGTTTAACTATTGGACGGACAAGGACAGCGTGGGTTTCATGGCGAGTGGTGACGGAGTTCCGCATTCCGTGCGATCAATACTTGGTGGCATGGAAGGAAGTATCCTTGACAGTTATGGCGGTGAATATGAGTGGGATACATGGACAGTCAAGTTGTGGGCAAGTAGAGGCTCACTCAAAAACTTCACTATCCGTTACGGAGTAAACCTGACCGACTACAGCGAGGATTTGGATTATACCGACACCTACACAAGTGTCATTCCGTATTGGAAGGGACAGGACAGCGACGGCAACGACCTTATCATTCAGGGCGACATGCAAAGCACTTCATATCCGTCATTCAATGGTAGTGGTCGGTGCATTCCTCTTGATGTCACAGACAAGTTCAACAGCGAGGACGGAACACCTACCAAAGCACAAGTTGAGGCTCAAGGCATGGCTCACATCAATGAGAATCAGCCGTATTTGCCATCGCAGAACATTAAGGTTGACTTCGTGCGGATAAGCGACAGTTCTGAGTATTCTCAATTCAAGCCGTTGCAGACATGCAAGTTGTGCGATTCCGTCAATGTCATGTTTGACCGCTACAACATTGAGGGCACTTTCAAAATCGTAAAGACAGAATACGATGTGTTACAAGAGCGTTATTTGACTATGGAGTTGGGTACACTTTCTATGACACTTTCGGAGGCACTTGGAATCACACCTGATTCAACGGCTGACTTGCGGACATCATCGGTTGACGATTATGTTGTTGATGTTGGCACAAACACATACGGAACATACAGAAAATGGAACAGTGGAATTGCGGAGTGTTGGGGAACGGCAACGATTGCAAGCAATTCGGCAGTTTCCGCAACATTGCCAATTACGTTTACTTCAACGAGTGGCATGGTTATAAACGCAAATTGTGTTTATATGTCAACAGGCACTTATGTTGCACCTACAATTTCGGTTCAAAAGTTTACAACATACATAAACCTATACGCAAGAGTATCAACATCAACTGTGCAAAATGGGTATCAAATTGATTGGTCGGTAAGAGGCACATGGAAATAAAGGGGAAAACAACATGAACACATTCATAAAAGCATCACTCATACGAGCGATAAGAACGATTTGTCAAACAGCCGTTGCCGTAATTGGTACGGCTTTTGTTTTGGCTGATGTTAATTGGTGGGCGGTTGTGTCGGCTTCACTTCTTGCCGGAATCCTGTCAATTCTGACTTCTGTTGCGACAGGTCTGCCTGAAGTTGACTACGAACAGCACCTGTATATGTCAGTAGATGAGCCAAATGATGCGGAGGTGCATGATGACAAGTAACACAGAATTGCTCAAGATCGCACAGAAACATCTTGGACAAGGTGGTGCGGTATTCAGAAAATATTGCGGATTGCCATCAGGCGCAGCTTGGTGCAATGCCTTTGTGGATTATGTAGCTAATGAAGGGGGAGTAAAATCCCTCTATTTTAATGGCGCAAAAGAGACATATTGCCCTCATTCAATTGCTTGGTGTCGCAAGAATCTTGCACAGGTGCCTCTGTACATTGCGATGCCGATGGACATCATATACTTTGATTGGGATCGCAATAATGTGCCAAATCACATCGGCTTTGTCAGAGCGACAAAAGACACATCAAGCATTTACACCATAGAAGGCAATACTGATGGCGGTAAGGTGGCTCAAAAGACAAGACCATCAAAATATGTATGCGGAATCTTCAGGCCTCATTTCCCTCACACCTTCAACAACAAGAAGCTGACAGTTGATGGTGTTATGGGGTATCAGACCATTGGAGGCCTTCAGAAGGCGCTGAAAACCCTCAAGTATTACACAGGTGCAATTGATTGCGTTCTTGGTCTTGGCACAGTAAAGGCTCTTCAGAAATGGGCCGGAGTTAGTCAGGACGGACAATGGGGAACAGGCACAAGCAAAGCTGTACAGAAGAAAATCGGCACATCCGCTGATGGTGCTTTTGGTGTCAATTCAGTTAAGGCATTGCAGAAATGGATCAATGCAAATGCGTTTCCCACAGTAAGCGGAGGCACAGCCTCCGCATCAAAGCCTTCAGCAACAACTTCCAATGCACAGAAGTTGGTCAACAAGATGAAGGAATTGGCATGGGCAAACGGAACAGCCAAAAAGAAATATGCCTATTCAACAGGCGCACCAAAGGATGCCTGTAAAAAGGCAATGAAGAAGCATGGCTACAACACTAAAGTGAAATGGTCAGATTGCGGAAACTTTGTCAACACAGTTGTCAGAGAATCAGGCATTGATAAAAACTTTGTAGTGCAGAGAGCTGTCAAAGCAGCGTTTCCATCTGCCGGAAGTCATTTCACGATAGTGCATAAAGGCAAGGCCATTCCTGACGGATTGCTCAAGGCCGGTGACATCATCAGATACAAGAAGAAGAGTGGTCAACATGCCATGTTTTATCTTGGCGGAGGTCTTATCTGTGATGCCGGTCTGAAGAACAGATTCGCAAACATCAGGAAGAATGACCACAGATACAATGGATCAAATGTAAAAAAATCAACAATTCAAGTATTAAGACCAAAGGGGTGACAGCCATGACGGAAGGAATCATGATAGCAATAATCACAGGCTGTTTTGCAGCAATACCAACAATCATTGCTGTTTGGGTGAACAACAGCAAGACCCTTTACAGAATTGAACAGCTTGAGAAGAAGGTGGAGAAACATAACAACTTCATTGAACGGATGTATGAAGTTGAAAGGGTGATTGATGTTCACGAAGAAAAAATCAAAGTAGCTAATCATCGCATAGATGATTTGGAGGGGAATCATGCTCACAATTGAC